TCTACCCTTTTTGGTGAGAACAGCGTCAACTGTAATTGTAGTATTATCTAAATATGCCATTATTAATATCTCCTATGGGTTCTCTAATATAAGTATTATCTAATTTTATTTTAAAGTAGCTCATGCCATCTCTTCATTATTCTCGTTTGTTTGGGTAAGACCTTGTTGAACATTGCTAGTTCCTGTTTCGCCCGAACCTCCACCAACACCACTTGCGCGGTTTGTACCCACCCTAATCGTATTAACGTTAACATCAAACACTTCAAATGGCTGTCCTGCGTCAACCGTTGTAGTTATTGTATTCAACGTTCCTTCATATGTCCTTCTTCTAGCTCCCAATGAATCTTCCCTATGGAATCTAAAATGTTTTGTTGTATATTCGTTTGGCAGTGAATCGTATCTTGCAACATGTGTCACGGTTCTTTTTGCGTTAGTAGAACCAGTATGAACAATAGCACCCTGTATTACAAAAGAATTACCTTCGCTATCTGTAAGTGTTAATTCTGCTGCAGTATTAGTAACAGTAGCAGAGTTATCCATCATAAAATGAGTTCCATCTGTTATACTGGATATGACCGATCCAACAGGAATTCCCGTACCACTCACTGTTAAGCCCGGAACTATTACATTTTTCAACACAGAAACATCATTTGTATTACCACCCGTATAAGCGTATCTAACCAATCTTTGATACCATACTTTATGGTGTCTTAAACGTACCCAATTGTCTCCATCAAGTTGTGGTGGATGTATGCTTTTAAAAAGATTATTAGATACGTTAACCGTTTGGGGTTGACATACATAATATTTCCCATTACGGGTCAGTTCGCTTCCAGAACTATATGACGAACCGCTTAGATATATTTTTGTTCCTACTAGTTGTTGAACAACATCACCCATACTATATTCATTGTCACGAATCCACCCAGAACTGGTAACATTAGGAGCTGCTGGCATCCACGACTGTGTAACCGCTGTTCGTCTAACATCACTCACATAACCAAGACCGTGTGGTTGGTCAAAGTAAGTATATGCGTCTATATTATCCGGTGTAAAATCATCTATTGGTCTAAACGATAACAGTCCATCTTGAATAGGTGTGGTTGAAAGTATGCTTGCACTTATGTTACCAGCGTATATAGACGGACGTATTGGGAATCCTCCATCAGCCAATTGATCAAGCTCATAGTCTTTCTTTATCCGTGGTAGGGTAGCGTATAAGGAATTAAATCCACTTTGGTCATATCCATGTTCGGCTGATGCAGTAAACCTCGCAGAAACAACCCTTCCTGCGGTATATTGTGACAATGACAATCCTGCATCAATACTAGTATAATCAGCTTGGAACTGATCTACTATTGAAGAACTAATTGAAAGCACTGGATCAAATGATCTAATTACATCTTTATCTGAAACAGAGGTAATAGCATTATTTGTTCTTCTCGTATTCTCTCCTCCCATCTTAATAGTTTCTCTTCCCTTTAGTTTATTTCTATTTAAAATTGGAGAACGAATAACAATTCCATCTGTGATTCTGGCTCGAGCAGGGAAATAATCTTTTACAGCTTCACCAAACAGATGTAAGAATTTATCAAAAAATCTAATAAAAGCATTATAGTCTATTGTTGGCGCTAACTCTTTTACAAATGTATCTTCAATAGTATCTAATAAAGGATAACTGTCAGCAGTTCTGTCAATAGGCCGACCGATAAAATCACCCAAATTAATATTACCAAACGAACGAATAACGTCTCTATCTACAGCATCCAATGGTGAAATAGATATGTCTATTTCAGTTGCTCCCATGCTACTCGTTTGGAATTTTTTACTAACAGACGTTAGTGTTGATATTCTACTTAACGATCCAGACAACGGTGGTACTGGAGCAATTCGTATCATGTCGGTTGTTCGTACACTCGCACCTGCTTTATATGAATTCTCAATAGTTGTTCTAATAGCTCTCGTAGTTTGATAAAGGGGGGATGTTCCAGCATTAAATGAATTTCCATCCGTGGCCGTAAATGTAAGTGGGCCGTTTGTGCGGGGGCCCCCTGTAGTAGCGGCACTCAATTCAAAACTAGTTGATGAATTTATACTTGATACGGTTGCTCCAGTTGGGATTCCAGTACCAACTACCGACAATCCAACAACTATCCTAGAATTTGCATCGTGTTCAATAGTTGGGTCATTATTGTAATCACAAGTAAGATCTACAAAACTATCAAATACACTACTAGAAATATTTGTCAAATTGGTCAGGCCTGCTTGAGATTTACTCACATACGGTGAAGTATTGGTCACATATCCAAGTGTTCGGACATCCTGTGGTATATTAAATGACAATCTAACATGAAGTGATTGTAATGACGAAGTATAAGTATTGCCTGCGAACATGCCTGGGTTTTCTGCGAATTGAACAAATTTTGTATCACTAACTTCTTCTCCCCATGTTCTAAATTCATCTAAACTAGCACTGAGGTGATATCCAACACTAGACGATTTTGCGGGCGAGCCGATATAAACATCTGATAACGACCCCCAATCAGCACTCATACTTGGTGCTGACTCCTGTAAGGACTGACTAATTGTTGTTAATTCTTCCTCTATTTTTCTGACATTAAGCTTAACACCACCAGCATCATATTTCAACTGTACACTAACGGGGTTTTCATCAAACACATCAAAATAATCACTTACAACCATATTGGTCGATCCTGAAACCAAAGCCAGCCGACCAGTATTTGTATAATATGTGTTAGTAGCGGCTGAAGGATGGCGTACAACATTTAGTCGATATGAAGACGAGGGTTCAAAGTTTAATATTGTCTGGCTTCGTGCATCCAAAAGTGAAAATCGAGCTTGTATTGTTTTCGGTTGTCTTAAACTAGACGATAACGGGACAACTAACCACGAACCACTATTGAAATTTAAACTAAAATCTTGTTCAGTTGTTGTCATCTTAACTGGTTCGATTGTCGTGTATGCTCCTTTTAAAGATTCACGAACTGTAATTAAATTCGGATTAATTCCAAAGACATTAAGTAATGAATTTATAGATTGTTTTGTTCCTTTTGATTTCAATAAGAACGGTAAAGCATGAACATATCTGTTATAATATTCATCAGCTATCTTTTTATAAGAAACAGATCCCGTATTATCTCCAGAAACATATCTAACCAATCCCTCAACACTAGCAATACTTGGAATACTAACACCAAACGATTGTATTACATTAGCCGCCATGGGCGCTGATATTTCTCTATCTACGTTTGGATATCTAGAAGAAAGATTTTCTAAATTTTTAATATAAACTTTAACATTATCAAAATGGTGACCAATCAAATCGGTGAATGTTATAAAATCAACCGAATCTGCATCATCCCACAAATAATCTGGAATATTTTCAACTAATCTATTTTTATTATCTCCATCATAATTGGTTGAAATAGCACTCATCTCATCATACCAATTGGATGCAGAAGTATGGGTCGTTGCTAATGGTATTCCTAAAACTTTCGGATAGGTATAATCAGCTTTATATTGATTATTTCTCTCTTGATTAGCTTCATCAGAGGCTGAATATGGTAAATTGGAGTCAAACCACAATTCTCTCTCATATCCATCAAATCCTCTAATTAATTCCTGTGTTTGTTTTGAAACTAACTTTGACGTATTAACATAGTCAACGCTTGTAGATCCACTCGTAGACGCCAAGATGTCGTATACCATTGAAGATCCTGAACCAAAAGACGATCCTACATTTTGAGACATAGTTACGGCTCCGTTTGCGGATACCGTTAACGTTCCAAAAACAGTTTCATAAGTTCCCGATTCAGCCGATGATCCTGAAAGATTTAGATCTTCAATAAAAACTGGAGCTGTTTTAACCAAATCTTCTATTTTTGATAATTTAGCCTTAAAAACGTCAATTCTTTTTTGAGCAGACCCAAATGTTACGAAATTTACAAAATTTGAATAATCTACATTTATGTCCATTGACTGATTATTCACATTGTAGTGATTTTCCAATACATTATTCCCAACAAAATTAGAATAACTTGAACTTACACCCAATACCCCAGTTCCCCCAGCTATGCCTGGGATTAAGTCTACTAATCTTCCGGTTACTTTATTTTGAGTTGGGAGTGTGGGTGAGGGGGAAGACGGTCTTAACTGTGGTACGAGTGGTCCAACTTCAACAGGTAAAAACTTAATTACATCGAAAACTGGATTTTGCATTTCTCTGACTACCATAGCCCGGCGACCAACTTGGTAATCAACCGGAAGTGCATCTTTAAGACGAAGAGCCACCTTGTTCCCTTCTGTTCGTTTCCAATTTACAACTTGAACTTGTTCGTTAGCCATTGATACTGGCAAATCAGTTCCCTTATCAAAATTAAGAAGAGTTTTTCCTTGTCTCAACTGATCATAATAAACTGCAAAATATGGTTGTATTATATTTACAATGGATCGGGTTAAAATGGTTCGTAGGGGAACCTGACTGTAATCTCTATTAAAATTTAAATTAACTACAAATTCAAACGAAGTGTCCACCACAATAGATTCCAACCCAGTTTGTCGTGTTGCGGAAGTATGTGTTTGGGGTTGATAAGCAGCTGTGGGTTCTCTAGTAGTATATGGGGGCGGCCAGTCATCAGATCCGGTTGGGTGTGATTGTGGGTCTGTATATTCACAAGTACCATCATTCTCAGTCGCATTAGGATTATAATTCGTTGCATTGGGGTCCATACATCCTTTTACTACAGGAGGAGTAGGATCTGTAGGATCAGCGTATTCACAGGTGCCATCATCTACGGTTACATTGGGATTATAGTTCGTTGCTTCTGGATCTGAACACCCCTTTACTTCTGTGGGATTTGATCCGGTTGGAGGCCCCACAGTGGGAACATATTGTACTTGTTTACTTGTTTTCAACAAGGTACCGCCGAGTCCGCGATCATCGTGTTCTGCTCGGATATGATGAACTATATCTTCACTTGGATTGAGAGCCGTAACTGTAACAACATTCCCGTATGATGTGTTATCAGTAACACTAACCAAGTTAGGCGCATCTGAGGTCCATCTGATCTGTTTTTCTGGGATTATAGCATTATCATTATCTAAAACCTGAGCTTTAAATATTTTTGTCTCTCCCTCATTTGTAAATTTTATAGTATGGGGATTAAATGGCTCGATCTGAACAAACTGAGGGACTCGTCGGCCGCCATTGCCTCCGTTTCCTCCATTGCCTCCGTTTCCTCCATTGCCCCCATTGCCCCCATTGACGGTGTTATCTTTGATTATAGCCCTATTGTTATTACCGTCCTTCTTCTTTGTGCCGCTGCCGCCGTCGCCGTCACCCTTCGGTTTTCGTTGATCCTCAGGCGGCCAATCTGGAGTGATGATCTCGTCTATCATTCAAAT